TAAACGAAGCAACTTTAGATGGGGGAACCTTCTAATATTTATAATATATGGCAAGTACAATACAAATAAAAAGGGGAACAGGATCAGCAGTACCATCAGGATTAGCTGATGGAGAATTAGCAATTAATCTTGATAACGGTAGATTATATTTTGGTTCTGGTTCAACTAGTGTAAATGATTTTTCTTTTGGAGAAATCACAGCGGAGAAATATATAGTTTCATCTTCAGTTTTATACGTTACAACTTCTTTTAGTTCAGGTTCAACCGAATTTGGAGACACAGTTGATGACACCCACACATTTACGGGTAATATAACAGCCTCAGGTGATATAAGTGCAAGTGGGGTTTTATATGCCGATAAATGGGGGTCCGAATATGTTGGGAATAATATTTCAATGGTTACTGATAATCGAATAGATTTTAACCCCAGTAATACAACAGCTGTAAGACTTTCAGATTCATTAGTTACTTTAAATAAAGATACAAAAATCCTAGGTAATGTAACAGCCTCAGGTAATATAAGTGCAAGTGGTACAATTGTTGGTTTTAATTTATCAGGTATAAATACAGGAGATCAAAATATATCCAATTTAGCCATAACAGGAAGTGATGTAATATTTACAAACATAACAGCCTCAGGTAATATAAGTTCAAGTGGTAATGTATATGGAACAGGATTTAATTCACAGGGTTATACCATTGGTAATTATGATACAGGATTGGGAGCTGTGGCCATTGCCCGTAATACTAATATTCCAATCGTTATAGGTAAAGGTCTCCCAGCAATTACCATTAATGGTAACATAACAGCCTCAGGTGATATAAGTGCAAGTGGTAAGATATATTCAGGAGAATTTTTTGGCGAAGGAGATCCAAGTGCTATAGGAAGCAGAGTAATTGAAGCAACATCTACTGAACATAATTTTGGTAGTGCAGCTAGAATTACAAAAATGCTTGGTACTGCAATAACATTAAATGCCCCAGTAACAGCCTCAGGTGATATAAGTTCAAGTGGTGAAATTAAAGCTAATACATTAGACATAGCTAGTACTTCAAATTTTGCAGATGATATTACAATAGGAGATACTAAAAAAATTATAGGGGCAAGATTAATTATAAGTGCATCTAATAGTACTAATTTTTATGGGACAACTACATTTAATGATACTATTTCTGATGTAACATCCACAGGTACTGTAACAGCCGCCGATGTATTTATAAATGGAGATTTAAATAGTGGTACACCTATATTATCATTTTCATCATCACAAACCCCTCAAGGAGGCATCGCTTATTATGATTCAGGAGATATCGCTCGTTATGCATTTTTCTTCCCATCACCCGATGTAGTATCAATTGCAAATAGAGCATCAAATGGTACCGTTCAAATTAGAGCTAACAACGCAACAGTGGGTGGAGATGGTGAAGTAACCTCATCTATTTTTACAAGTTTTTCTAATGAATTCCTCCTCCCTGTAACAGCCTCAGGTGATATAAGTGCAAGTGGTGATATCTACGCCACCGATTTAGAATTAGATGATGCCACAGAATCAACTATAAACATGTACCAAGCAGGTACCCAACGTATAAAAATATCTGGTAGAAGTGGTCAAGATACATACTTCAATGCAGGAGATGTAGCAATAGGAACAGATACACCTGCTGAAAAGTTAACTGTAGAAGGCAATATAAGTGCAAGTGGAACAATCACAGCAGATAGATTTTTAGGATCTCAATTAACAATGGTACCTTTTAACTACTACGTATCTGCCAACCATTCTACAGAATTATATGTACCACAAGGGGGTTCCCAAGTTGAATCAAATTATGACAATCCTTACCACCTTATGTTGGCACCTTACGATGGCAAAGTTCGAAGAGTAAGTGTATATTACCAAACAGGAGACCCAGGAGATCTTACAGCTAGAGTAAGAAAAGCAGCTGCTCCCTTTGATATAGATGATGCTGATGATATAGTTCAAGAAGAAACCATTTCAAGTGCAGTTGATGATACAGCATACTTCTTTGATTTTTCTGCTTCATTTTCAAAAGGTGATGCAGTAGCATTAACACTTGAAGCAGCAAGCCATGCTTCAAATTGTTATGTAGTAGGGACAATAGCAGTAGAATATGATACAACAACATAAAAATAAAATAATATGGCTTTAGCAAATAGAAAAGTAAAGAGAAGAGTATTCGAAACAGAAGGGACAGGTAGAAATAGAGCCCCCGATGAGAGAATTACCAAATTATCAGCCTCATTTGCTTCTAATGTTCATATTGACGCCCCCGAAACACCTGATGCGGTAGAGGGATTAATCTATGTAATACAACAATTAGAAGAGGATGTAAAAGAACTCCATAGATACTTAAGTAATGAAGTCGGAGATGGTGCCCAAGGTGCAACAGGTGCAACAGGAGCAGCAGGTGCCCAAGGTGCAACGGGGGCAGCAGGCCCAACAGGAGCAACAGGTGCACGAGGCGCAACAGGTGCCGCAGGATCAGATGGTTCTGATGGAGCTGATGGAGCTGATGGAGCTGATGGAAGTACACCAACTATTACATCTTTAAATGGCAGTAGCCTACCTACAGACACCAGGGGGTTATCTAGTGGTCAATTATGGAACGATAGAGGTACTGTAAAAATAGCCTAAAAATGAGTAGAATAATCACCAAAAATAGAGACCCCCGAGTAAATGAGTTTGGCTCTAATGATTTTGTATTAAACACAAAAACAGGTGATTTATTTGCAAAAGCTAATAATAAACTTTTTAAACTAATTGGTAGAAATCAATTCGACCAATCAACCACAGATTCAATCTTACAATTATTAGATGATGCTACTGAAAAAGTTACAACAACATCAGGATCAGGTTTAAATGAAACAATTAAAGGTTTCAAAATATCTAAAGATGGTTTTTATAGTCTTTTAACTTCCAACCCTACAACAGGATCAGGTATATCAATGCATGGGGGTTGGCCCACAGATTTTGGTTTAAATCCATTACCAAATTCACCATACATTAAAACAAATGGTGGGTTTGATATACTAATGGATAATGCAAACACCCATGATAATTCTGAATTTCGTATATTTAAAGACACAGGTATTGCAAATGTTACCCCTGGAGTAGAATTATTAAAAGTAGACAATAATGGGAATTTAACAGTTGCGGGAACAATAAGTGGAAGTAGTGTAACAATTAATGACATTGATGGTGGGTCTTTCTAACCCCTATATATGTATATAAGAATAATAATTAATAATAAAAGTTATGGCAGTAAAAGAATCAACACCAAACGTTCAAAAGTTCACAGAAGAAGAATTAACTACTTTAAGAACTATTCAATCTAAATCACAAAACGCTACCCTTAAATTTGGTCAACTATATCTAAACAAACTTAGATTAGAAGAACAAGAAACTCTTCTTAAAAATCACGTAAAAGAAATTGAACAAGAAGAATCCCAAATAGCTAAACAACTTTCTGACAAATATGGAAAAGGAAGCATAGATATTGAGACAGGCGAATTTACCCCCACAGAATAATACCCCACCCTATTTTAATTTAGGTTTACGATATTTTTTTATATTTATATCAGAATAATCGATGATAACATTATAGAATCATTTAATAAATCAATTTAAGATGGCAGAACAAATAATTTCACCAGGGGTATTTACAAGGGAAAATGATCTTTCCTTTTTACCTCAAGGAGTAGGCGCAATAGGTGCAGCAATCGTTGGACCAACAGTAAAAGGACCAGCATTCGTACCAACAGTAGTAAAAAGCTTTGCAGAGTATGAAAGAAAGTTTGGTAGCTTTAGTTCAAATACTTTTGTACCTCAAACTGTTCGAGAATATTTACGAAACGCAGGATCAGTTACAGTATGTAGAGTACTAGCAGGTGGGGGTTACACATTTACTTCAGCTAATAAATCAATAATAGGTTTAGCAGTGTCGGGTTCGTCAGGTAATATATTAGTAGGTACTATTTCACCGTCTAAAAACTTAGAAACTCCTAATTTAGAAGAAACAGCAGTTTCAAGTAATGAAGCTAGTAGTTTTGGATCTAATTTTGGTTTAATTTTAGGGGGTACAAGTGTTACAAATGAAGTACTTACGGCTTCCATGAACCCTTCCAACAACAATTATTTATTTAAGCAAATAGGTACCGACCCAAATAACAGTAAAAATAGCACTACAACATTTAATGGGACACCTGGATATGGTTACTTAAATTTTAAAAACTTACAAACAGATATAGTAGGATCCTCAACACAAGAAGTAGCCACAATTACTTTTTCAGGGTCTTTAGAAACTGGTCTTTTTGATACTGCAAGTATACAAAGTACTGCAGCTACAGGAAATTCAATTGTTTTATCAGATTCAGATGGTAATCAATTTCAATTTGTATTTGATGGTAGTATAGGTTCTGTTGCCCCAGCTACAACTGGAAAAACTGGATCGTTAGTAAATGTTGATATTACATCAGTTGCAATAGCCCAACAAATATCAGGTTCCCAACTAGCATCAGAATTAAACACAGCAATTAATACAACCTCAGAATTTTCATCTACAGTCACAGGTAGTACTGTTACAGTAACAGCTGTAGAAGCAGGAGTTTCAGTTGACATTATAAATCAATTTACTACCCCAGGAACAGCTTCAGTTGCAGTTACCACACAAGGATCTGATTTATCAGGATATCCAGGTATCCATTCAGACAGAGAATTTATAATAATTACCCAATCAGCTGATGTAGTATTTGAGGGATTAGGAAAAACAGAAGGATATTCATATGCCTCAACTCCTTATATTAAATCTCAATTAGCAAACAGTAAAGAATTATTCCAATTCCATAGTTTAGGACATGGTACAGCATGTAATACAGATTATAAAATTTCTATTGCTAATTTAAAAGAACCAGCTGACATAGATGGAGAAGAACAATATTCATCATTCTCAGTATTAGTAAGATCATATAAGGATAAAGATAAATCTCCTTCAATCTTAGAACAATATAATAACGTTAATTTAGATCCAGATTCTCCAAAATATATTTCAAGAGTAATTGGTGATAGGTACCCAGATTATAACGATACTTTAGGTAAATTAGAGCTTTTAGGAAATTTCCCAAATGTTTCAAATTATATTAGAGTATCAGTGTCAGATCAAGTAGCAGCTAGAGCACTTTCACCTAAATTATCACCTAAAGGATTTAAAGCAGTTACTAATCCAATAGCAACATCTTCGTTATCTATTAATTGTAATTTCCCCTCAGCCTCATATGAAGGTGTTCAGCAAGTAGGAACTAATTATAGTACTAGAGGATATTTAGGATGGAAATTTGACGACAAAGTAACAGATAATAACAACTTCCTTAAACCATTACCAGTAACTGTAGAGGCCAATGTCTCCGGAGAATTTAATGTTGAAAATTACTCAGGACACTCAAATGCAAATCTATGGTCAGGTTCATTAAGTGCTTCAATTGATGCAACAGGAGCAAATGGACCAACAGCAGATCAACTTAAATTCACAGTGCCATTCCAAGGTGGGGATGATGGTGTTGCCCCACATCAACCAATATTTGTAGGAAATGAAAGCTCATTAGCTAGTAATTATACAGCTGGTACTAATTTATATGGATTTGATTTAAGTGGAACAGATAAAGCAGGATATAAGGGATATAAAAAAGCAATTGATATTCTTTCAAATCAAGATGAGTACGACATCAATATGTTAGCATTACCAGGTGTAATTAAATCTCTTCACCCATCAGTAACAAATGTAGGTATTGATATGTGTGAAGAAAGAGGAGATACATTCTTTGTAATGGATTTAACACAATATAACAGCTCAGTAAACGCAGCTATAAACGACGCAAGTGGTTTAGACACAAACTACGCTGCCGTATATTATCCATGGGTTAAAGTACTTGATACTGCAAAAAATAAGCCAGTATTAGTGCCACCATCAGTAATAGTTCCTGGAGCAATTGCTGCTTCAGACAGAATTGCAGCTGAATGGTTTGCACCTGCAGGTTTAAATAGAGGTGTATTAGGAAACGTACTTGAAGCTAAAATGAGATTAAATCAAGCTGAAAGAGATCGTTTATACAACGCTAAAATCAACCCAATTGCTACATTCCCACAAACAGGAGTTTGTATTTGGGGTCAGAAAACACTTCAAGAAAGATCAACAGCATTAGATAGAATTAATGTTCGTAGATTGTTAATTGCACTTAAGAAATTTATTGCAAGTTCTTCAAGATACCTAGTATTTGAACAAAACACAAATGCAACACGTAATAGATTCTTAAACATAGTTAACCCATACTTAGAAAGTGTACAACAAAAACAAGGATTATATTCATTTAGAGTACAAATGGACGAAGCTAATAACACAGCAGATGTAGTAGATAGAAACCAATTAGTAGGTGCTGTTTATTTACAACCAACCAAAACAGCTGAATTTATAGTTCTTGACTTTAATGTATTACCTACTGGAGCAACTTTCGAATAAGAACCTAAAGATTATATATTTATAATAGAATAAAAACAACAAACGATGGCAATATTAGATACAAACGAAATCATGTTCACAGCATTTGAACCTAAATTACAAAATAGGTTTATAATGTACATTGACGGAATCCCAGCATACTTAATTAAAAAAGTAGCTCGACCAAGTATTACATTTGGTGCAGTAGTTCTTGATCATATTAATGTGAAAAGAAAAATTAAAGGTAAAGCAAATTGGAATGATATTCAATGTGACCTTTATGACCCTGTAACACCATCAGGTGCACAAGCAGTAATGGAATGGGTTCGTTTATCACATGAGTCAGTTACAGGTAGAGATGGTTATTCTGATTTCTATAAAAAAGATATTAGAATTAACGCATTAGGGCCAGTAGGTGATATAGTTGAAGAATGGATTTTAAAAGGTGCTTATGTTCAAGAAGCCAACTTTGGTGACATGGATTGGTCATCAGATACACCCGCAAACATTAGTTTAACAATAGTAATGGATTATGCCATCCTAAATTACTAAAAATATACTTCTCTCCCGAAGTTGCGAGGTTGGACGTCATTTTATGACGTCCTTTCTTTTTCCTATATATGTATATCTGAACTAGTTTTAATTTAATAACGTTATGGAACAACAACAATTCCCAACCGAAATGGTTACCCTCCCTTCTAAAGGTTTATTATACCCCGAAGGAAGTCCTCTAAAAAAAGGCGAAATCGAAATGAAATATATGACTGCCCGTGAAGAAGACATCTTAACGAACCAAAATCTAATCAAAAATGGAACAGTAATAGATAAATTACTTCAAGCACTCATTGTTACACCTATAAATTTTAATGATTTACTTACAGGTGATAAAAACGCAATATTAATTGCAGCCCGTATTTTAGGATATGGTAGTGATTACGAGTTTGAATATAATAAGGAATCTCTAAAAATAGACCTTACAGAAATTAAGGATAAACCATTAAACGAATCATTAATTGTTGAAGGAAAGAATGAATTTTCATTTACATTACCTGCTTCTAAAGTAGCAATTACATTTAAACTTTTAACACACGGTGATGAAATAAACATCGAGAACGAAATTAAGGGCTTAAAGAAAATCAACAAACAATCATCTGCCGACTTATCTACAAGGATAAAACATCTAATTACTTCAGTAAATGGTGATTATGAAAAATCATCGGTTCGTGAATTTGTAGACACCAAATTACTTGCGAGAGATTCTAGAGCTTTAAGAAAATATATAGGTGAAATCCAACCAGACGTAGATTTATCCTACGACTATGAAGATGACGATGGAAATGTAAAAAACATTCCTATTCCCATCGGCATTAACTTTTTTTGGCCTGACGTCTGAGTATAGAAGCTTATTATTTACTCAGATCCACGATTTAGTGTACCATGGTGGCGGTGGATTCATACACTCTGAAGTATATAATATGCCTATTTGGATGAGAAGATACCACATCCAAAAAATTAATGAACATAATAAACAACAACAAGAATTAATAGATAAACAAAAAGGTAAATCAAATGTAGGTGATGGTAAACCCTCACGACCAAACATTGACCCCTCCTCAACATATAATTTTTAATAAAGGTGCGTAAGCACCTTTTATTTTTCTATATTTATATATGATACAATAAACTCCAATAATGGCAGATCTTAAAAGTACACAAAAAGAAATAGAAGCTTTAAATGATGAAATAGCTAGTTTATCATCAAAATTTAAAAACCAACTTAATTTAGATGGTCTAGATGAATCCACACGAAAAGTTGCAGATAGATTTGCAAATGACATTTCTAAATCTACTAGTAAAATTGTAGATGATTTTACAAAGCAGGATGGTATCTTAGCCAAGATTAATCAAAAGACAAATGCAAGTAACAATATTGGTAAAGAAATTGTTAAAAATGAAGCTAGAAAAAACACCATTTTAAGAAATGCGGAATTACTAAGAAAGCAGGGCGTTTCATTAGATGAAGACTCTTTAGCTTTACTTGTGGATGCTGTAGATAAAAATATAGAAAATCTTGGTATTATAGAAGCAAAAAATATTGAAGCCCAGAAACAAAGAGATTATTTAAAAGAAGGAGTCAAGAAGTTAAGAGAACAATACACCCTTACAAGACTAACCCAAGCAACTATGTTACTTGTAGGTAAGTCAATATTAGATGCTAGTGGGATGGTTGCCAACATTGCCCAAAATACAGGGTTATCTGCTGAGAACTCCCAAAAAATGCAATTAAATTTTGCAAACATAGCAAACCACTCGGGGGAAGTTTTTATTAATAGTAAAAGACTAAATGCATCTTTCGCAGCACTATCAAAACAAACAGGCTTAATTGCGGGGTTTAGTGGAGATACTTTAGTCGCGTTTACACAACTAACAGAACAACTTGGGATGGGGGTTGAACAGGCAACCCAATTAACACTTATGTCCAAGTTACAAGGAGGGAATGTAGAAGGTATATTCAATAATGTTACCTCAACCGTAAACGCTATAAACAGACAAAATGGGGTAAGTATAAGCGCCAAAACTATATTTGATGACATAAGTAACGCAAGTAAAGCTATTGTAGTATCCTTAGGGATGAACCCCGTTTTATTAGCAGATGCAGCAACTAAAGCAAGACTATTAGGTTCTGAATTATCTAAAATAGATGCCATAGCAGGAAATGTATTAGATTTTGAATCTTCCATTAACGCCGAACTACAAGCAGAATTATTTACTGGAAAACAACTTAATTTTGAAAAAATAAGATTACTTGCTTTAAACAACGATTTGGCGGGGGTGAGTAATGAACTTCTTAATAATGAAGAAATGTTTTCTTCATTTTCTGAGGGAAATAGGCTAACCCAACAGGCCATAGCAGATTCAATTGGTATAGGTAGAGACGAAATGGCAGATATGGTTATGAAACAAAAATTCTTACAATTGGGGGCTGAAGGATTCACAGCTGAATTTGGTGAACAATCATATCAACAAATGCTCCAACTAAGTGCATCTCAAAAACTCGAAGAATCGTTTACTAAACTAAAAACAGGAGTAATGGATATGGTAATGCCGATGATACCTTTTGTAGATGCTCTGGCAAGTTCATTATCAATGTTAGCCTCAATGCCTGCATTACTCCTCCCTATATCGGCTATATTAACAGGTATGGCATTAAGAGCATTTTTAATATCTATAGCACTTAACCCTGTAGCAGCAACCACAATGGCAGTTTTAGGTGGTGGTATTTTAGGGGTTCAGGCATATAACAACCACCAAAAAACGGATTCTAGTTCTTCAAGTAATGGGGGAGGAATTGATTATGATAAAATGGCATCCGCAATGTCTAGAGTTCAAGTTGTAAATAAGGTAGACTCATACGCTACAAGTAAATCCACAGCATATAACGGTACTCAACAATCAAATAATAAATTAAATACAAGTTTCCCTTAATCATATATTTATAACAAAAACACATTTATTATGGCATTATTAGATAAAAAAAGCTTATATGATTTAGTACCTGGAAATACATCAGGTCCTTTAACTCCCACAGATGAAACCTTAAATCAAATGAGTTCATTACAAGGCCCCCCTTTTGATAATGGCCCCGAACCTAAAATTCCAGGTGAAAGGGATACCCTTCATGAAAAGAGTTTAGAAGATATATACCAAAGCCAAGTAAGTCCTTTATCATCATATGGTGCGGGGCAACCTGGGGGTACCTGGCCTTCCGTAAACCCTTCCTCATTTGATCTGAACGGAATCATTCCATCCAATTATATAGATAAACTACCCAAATAATGGCATTAAGGGACCTACAGTCAGACTTAACAAACTTAGAATTTAGTAAGGGGAAAGCATACGATCAACCTAATATGGGTTTTAGTAGTGAACCTTTTATAACAACCCCTATCCAAGATGGTTTCTCCAACGTGGACATTACATTAAATTCTCTTACAGGAGGTTTAATAAGAGGAGGAGCTATTACACACGCTGAAAGACAATTAACCGACACCGAAAGAATAACTAAATTTATGTTAACTCCTAAAGGTTTATCTTTTATAGCTAAACAAGAAGGCCTTCAATTGTCTAACCCTAAAATAAGTGCCCCAAGTGTAAGTATATCTAGAGCTAATCAAAGAACATACAATTTAGGTATTAACACACTAACCCAAGTAGCAGCTTCGGGGACAGGTATTCATATTAAGAGGGAAGGTATAACACCTTTAGCATTTGAGGGTTATGCTGACTCTAAAAAATTAAGAAGTGACAATGAAAATAATAGATTAATATATCTATTTGAAGATAAAATTAGTTATTCCACCACTCAAGAATATATCCCCTCCGACCAATCACCACTAGGTAGTTTCTTTTCAGGGGTGGGGTCAGTTATAAACTTGGTCTCAGATCTAGCGGGGGATGTAGGCGAATTTCTTGGATTTAAAGAACAATTATATTCATATTCAGGTGGTCCTAATTCATTATATGGTATAGGTCAAACTACCATTTTTAGATATGATGATACTAATCAAGGTAAAATCAAAAGAGACGATCTAGGAAATGGTAATTTAGGCAAGGGAGGTTTTACCACAAATAACCTCATCTATACCACAGCAGACAAACCCTTATTCATACTAACAGAAGAAAAAGGCCTCAATACTCAACCTGAAGACGTATATGGTCAAATTAATACAGTTTTAGACACAGGTATATATAAGAAAATATTAGCAGCGCAGGAATCATTAGGGGTGGGTAAAACCAACAGCCCTTTTAGGGTAGATTATTATGGTTTAGGAGAACCAGGTGCCCAATATGTAAAAGGAGGTAGGGATAATTATATCACAGGTGATAGAAAATCATACAGAGCAGGTAAAACTGATAATCTTAACATGGTTGATGTATTTAAATCAAAAGGAGCATCAGAATTTGCAGGTATTAATGATTTTATTCCTTTTCGTTTTGAAGCTGTAAATACAAATAATCCAGTTAATACTGATGTGATTGTATTTAGAGCATTTTTAGATAATTTTACTGATAATTTTAATGCCTCTCATAATGAATTTAATTATAATGGTAGAGGAGAAACCTTTTACACTTACAATGGTTTTAAACGTAGTATAAACTTTAGTTTCAAAATAGCAGCTCAATCACGTCATGAATTATTACCCCTATATAGAAAATTAAATTATTTGGTTTCCAACACAGCTCCTGAATATAGTACATATGGTAGAATGGTAACCCCTTTTATGCGTTTAACTGTGGGTCATTGGTGTGATAGAATACCTGGAGTTTTAAATTCAATAGGACTAACATGGCAAAAAGATTATCCATGGGAAGTTTCAGAAGATGATGATGTATTAATATTACCCCATGTATTAGATGTAAGTGTTCAATTTACCCCTGTACATAATTTCTTACCAGAAAAAGGTATATCTTCACCATTTATTTTGCCTCATTCTACTTCAAATTTAAAAGAACACCAAGAATGGTACAAATTAGGAATTGAAGAAGACAGCTATATAGCAGGAGGAGGAGAACCAATTAAAACTAGGTTAGATAGATTGAAACCCCCAGAAGAACCAACTGAAGATTTAAATGAATACACAGGTCCCGAATCTAGTTTTTTACCTAATCCAGACGATAGTAGTTTTGAAGGCTCATTTACTTTACCAGCCCAACCTATTGGTACTCCAGCAGGTGATGTTGGTGAAGTAGAGTTTTTAAATGGGGGAAGTGGAGGCACCTTAATCCCTAATATTGATTAATAAAAAGAAAATATGCCTGGAAGATTAAATAATATAAAAGTAAGAATATTAAACAGAAAGAGATATTATAAAGCAGTTAAATATCCCTTTATACCTCTCTCAATAGATGATTTTTACGTTATTACTACTATTGGTGATAGATTAGATAATCTAGCAAATCAGTTTTACAATGATGTTAATTTATGGTGGGTAATTACTAATGCTAATCCTGATATTATTAAAAGAGATAGTTTTATGTTAGAACCCGGGGTAGAAATTAGAATCCCTTCTAATATACAAACAATATTAGAAGATTTTGAAGAATTAAATAAACAATAAGTTATGTCCATATTTATCGAAACTTTTAAAGATTATGTTACCCAACAATTAAAGATAAGGGAAAGCATAATAGAGGGTAGCCATAAATCTAGATTTGGTAACCCTAAAATAGAGTTCGAATATCCGACTATAAATGGTCCTGTATTAAAAAAATTAAGCATACCACCTGGAGCTTTTTTCACCAATACAACCTCCAAACAATGTGTTATTAGAATGTCTTCGGGTGTTGATTTAAAAAACCCAAAACTTTTAGAGAATTATGGTTTTGAAAACCCCAACGATCTATTGGGTTCAGGATTGGCCATAAGATACATGCTTGAAGGAGGTGTCCCCTCTAAAAATATAGATTTCAACCCCACACAAACTAAATTTACAGGAGGCGACCAACTACAAATAAAATCAATTCCTAGGGGGAAGTCAACCAGAGGTTTTGCAAGAGGGTATGGCTCCACTTATGGTGATCCTTACATTAGATCTGATGCCCAAGATGGTTTTGGTATAGTACCAATGCCTGGAATTATAAGCGCTAATGTTAGAACAAAAACTGCTTATGGTTCCTTAAGGGAATCCCAGATTAAATTCACATGTCATAACAGGCGTCAACTTGAAATTCTAGAATTACTTTACATGAGACCTGGATTCCCCCTCCTCCTAGAATGGGGATGGAGCCCATTTATTAATAACGAGGGAGAAATCATAGAGAACTTCCCTTACCAACGAAAGTGGTTTTCTAAGGATTCTAATATTAACCAAATTAACAAAGATATATTATCACAAAAAATTAAACACAGTGGTAATTATGATGGTTTTGTTGGTTTTGTAAAAAACTTTGAAATAGCAGCTAGAGCAGATGGTGGGTATGACTGTACTACTGAATTAACTGCTATGGGTGAAATTTTAGAGGGCATAAAAGGTAAAAGAACAGGAAAAACAATAAAAACAGAATCTCCTGACCAGCCAAAAGATGTTGATGATTTTGAATTTTACATGGCGGCTATTAATGAATTTAGTGAAGCTTACACAGCTAAGTACTCCAGTGATGTCGTAAGGAAGGCATTAAATAAACCCATAAATCCTTTTGATCATGAAGTCGATGTTTTATTTCCTAAAAAACTTGAGCTATTAGAATCTTATCAAGAACTAGCTTATTTAATTGATAAGAAAAAATCAGAATTCCAACCTACTCAAGATGAATTGGATAAAATTCAAGCTGGTGAAATATCAGAAAGAACGACCAATGTGTCCGATATACCTTTCGAAACCACTTTTGGTGAAGAGTCAGAAAATGGACATATATTACCCCAACGAACAGGATCAGCTCTAACTGATGAAGGAGGTGAATATCAGGATGAAATAGAAAGAATCGAAAAAACATTAGATCAATATATTATACGAAAAGGTGAAGCCTTAATAATAAATGGAACCGACGAAAAAGATGTATTTGAAAAAACAACATCTGGGTGGTTATCTAGTGAAAGACCTACAGGTGAATTCGCTAGATCCCAATATACTTACATAAGATTTGATTTTCTAGTAAATATATTAAATAATTTTATAATCCCTCTATACCAGGAATCAACAATAAATCACCCTATAGTAGAAATAATCCAAGACCCCAAATATAAATATT